ATCCAAAATGACGAGAAAAAAGAAACAAAGGGGAAAACGGTAAAACATGTTTTAAAAGGAGGATCAAAAACTATGAAGAACAAGACTTCACGCATTCGTCATTGTGCAAAAAAAATAAAGGATTTTTTTAAAAAACTTTTATAAAGTAGAACATGAATATAATAATATAAAAAATATACATTATTATATAGTATACGAATGCAAAATGAGGATGAAGAAGATTTAGTACTAATTAAAACAGTGTCAAGAGAAAAAAACTCAAGCGGAAGAAATCGGCAACAAATGCCAGATAAACATAATATGGAGGATATTAGTTGGAAGCTTATTGATACATATTTTAAGAGTAACCCAAATAATTTAGTAGCACATCATTTAGATTCGTATAACACCTTTTTTGGCTCAGGAATAAATAATATTTTTAAAGAGAATAATCCCATTCGGTTTATTGAGAGAAAAGATAAAAATGAAACGGATGAATTTCGTAATGAATGTTTATTGTATTTAGGTGGAAAAGATGGTAATAAATTATATTTTGGAAAACCAATCATATATGACGAAAATCAGACACATTATATGTACCCAAATGATGCTCGGTTAAGAAATATGACTTATGGTATGACTGTACATTATGACGTTGATGTTGAGATGACATATTATGTTATGGAAGGAGATAATAGTGTAAAGAAAGAATTTAAAAAAACTTATGAAAAAATTTACTTGGGGAAATTTCCAATCATGTTGCAATCCAATTTATGTATACTAAAGTCATTAGAACCAGATGTTAGATTTAATATGGGAGAGTGTCGTAATGATTACGGTGGATATTTTATTATTGATGGGAAAGAAAAAGTCATTGTATCACAAGAAAAATTTGCAAATAATATGATATATGTAAAAGCCAACAACGATGATGATATTTATAGTCATTTTGCAGAGATTCGTTCTGTATCCGAAGACGCATCCAAAGCCATTAGAAAAACAGCCGTCAAAATTATTGCACCTTCTCCAAGATATTCCAACAATCAAATTGTGGTAACGATTCCCAATGTTAGAAAGCACATACCATTGTTTATTGTAATGCGCGCGCTTGGAGTAATATCAGATAAACAAATTATTGAAACTTGTTTATTAGATATGGAAAAATATGAATCCTATGTTGATTTATTTATTCCTTCTATACACGATTGCAATAAAATATTTAATCAACAAACTGCACTTGAATTTATTGCAAGTTTTACAAAGAGAGAAACTATTGATGGAGTTCTTGAGATATTGATGAATTATTTTTTACCTCACATTGGGGAAATGAACTTTTTAGATAAAGCACATTTCTTAGGTTACATGGTATTTCGCATGTTGCGTGTTTTTAAGAAAGAAGAAAAACCGACAGATAGAGATAATTTCCGATTTAAACGAATTGAATTGTCTGGGTTTCTTATTTATGATTTATTCCGTGAATATTATTTAATTCAAAAACGGGCAATTAGTTTGGCAATTGATAGTGAACATTATTACCATACAGGTAACTATTTAGACTCTAATTTTGTAAATTTGATAGAAAACAATTTTAACGATTTTTTCAAAGAACGCGTTATAGAAAACGGATTCAGAAAAGCTTTTAAGGGAAATTGGGGTTCCGAAGAACACACAAAAAGAGTAGGTGTTGTTCAAGATTTAAATCGGTTGAGTTGGAATACATTTATATCTCATTTAAGAAAAATAAATTTGCCTCTTGATGCGAGTGCAAAAGTGGTCGGACCTCGTCATCTGAACAGCTCGCAATGGGGATATATTGATCCTGTAGATACTCCTGATGGAGGTAATATTGGTTTACATAAACACATGTCAATAAGCACAATTATTACAAGTGGGTTTTCTTCTTATCCCTTGATTAAATGGTTGCGATCTAATACACCCATGAAGATTCTCTCAGAATGCACTCATTTCTATATGGCAAAATGTTCAAAGGTGTTTGTTAATGGAAATTGGATTGGTGTATTGCAAGGCCCGTTAGAAATGGTAAAACTATTAAAATTATTTCGCAGAAATGGTATTTTACCCGTTCAAACAAGTATAAGTTTTGATTATAAGAAAGAGGAAATTTATTTATACACAGATGCAGGGCGTTTGTCAAGACCTATATATTATATAGAAAACGGTATTCCCAGTTTTTTGAGGAAAGATGTGATTGATATGTTTAATAAAGGAACATTGACGTGGAATCAAATCTTATGTGGCTTGAAAGAAAAGGCAGATGACAGATTTTCTGTAAAAAGAAACAAACTTTATGAACTGTCTGATTTATATCCTTCTATAAAAAGCACAAAAGAATTAGATAACGAGTTGGAAAAAAACAGCTCTATAGTAGATTTGATTGATACTACGGAAGAAGAATCGGCATTGATTGCAATGACCGAATCTGATGTAAAAAAAAATAAATATTACACAAATTTGGAAATAGATCCTTCTTTAATATTAGGTGTCATGGGAAACAGTATTATTTTTCCAGAACACAATCAATTTCCACGTGATGTATTTTCGTGCGGACAAAGTAAACAAGCGGTATCAGTATATCACTCTAACTATCACATGCGCATTGATAAAATGGGAGTTGTTTTAAATTATGGACAAGTCCCGCTCATTAAATCGCGCTACTTAGATTACATTAATAAAGAACAAATGCCATATGGTGTTAACGCAATTGTTGCAATTATGTCTTACACTGGTTATAATGTGGAAGATGCTATTCTCATCAATGAAGGAGCTATAAGTCGTGGTATTTTCAGAACTACTTATTTTTCAATGTATGAATCTCGCGAAGAAAGCGCAAAAATATCAGGTAAAATGACAAATTCTGTATTCACTGATGTAGCTCATTCTACAAAAGAAATATCGGGGACTAAAGCCGGATATGATTACAATTATCTTGATGCTTATGGTATGATCAAAGAAGAAACACCTCTTCATGATAAAATTGCTGTTATTGGACGTTTAACCTCCAGTATAAATGATCCAAATGTAGCAACGGATTCTTCAGTTTTTCCAAAGAAAGGTCAAATGGGGTTTGTAGATAAAGCGTTTATTACAGAAGGCGAAGAGGGAACTAAAATTGCAAAGGTTCGCATTCGCGAGGAGAGAATACCAGCAATAGGTGATAAAATGGCGAGTCGCGCCGGGCAAAAGGGAACCCTTGGTCTGATTATTCCTGAAGAAGATATGCCATTTACATCCGATGGAGTTCGTCCGGATTTAATTATTAATCCTCATGCATTACCAAGTCGTATGACTATCGGCCAATTGGTAGAAAGTCTTTATGGAAAGTTGTGCACTGAATATGGAGGATACGGAGACTGTACAGCATTTGCAACAAAGGGTTCCCAGGTTGATTTATACGGTAAAATTTTGACAAAGGCTGGGTTTCATTCTTCTGGAAACCAGTTATTATACAATGGAATGACTGGCGAGCAGTTGCAAGCTGATATATTTATGGGACCAACATATTATATGCGTTTGAAGCATATGGTGAAAGATAAGATTAACTATAGAGCTCGGGGGGCCAGAACTGGATTAACGCGCCAAACAGTGCAAGGGCGTGCAAATGATGGTGGTTTGCGTGTGGGAGAGATGGAACGCGATGGTATTTTATCTCACGGGATGTCGCATTTCTTGAATGAATCATTTATGGTTCGCGGCGATGAATACTATATGGCAGTGTGTAATAAAACTGGAGGTATTGCGGTTTACAACAAGCCTCGGAATTTGTTTTTGAGTCCATTTGCAGATGGACCTCTTAAATTTTACGAGACATTAGATGGAAAGCAGAATTTAGATAATATTAGTCGTTTTGGACGATCATTCAGCATTGTTCGCATTCCTTATACATTAAAATTGTTGATTCAGGAGCTACAAACTATGAATATTCAAATGAGAATTATTACCGAAGATAATATTGACCATCTTATGAGTATGTCATATTCTAATTCTGCTGAAAAAATGATTCAACGAGATCCTTTAGTTCGTGAAATTCCAAAGGGAGATAAAACAGAGAACCAATATTTGCAGGTTTTAATTGCGGAAATAAATATGCAATTAAATAGACAACGAGATAACAGTCAAGCAGATGCAAGAAAGACGGCACTTAAACCTATTGATAAACCATCAACACCTTCTCCTCCATCTGAAGTTGAATCTCCTGAATATGCAACCGGAAGCCCCGCGTATCAACCATCTCAAGTTGAATCTCCTGAATATGCAACGGGAAGCCCCGCGTTTCAACCACCTCTATCTGAAGTTTATTCTCCACCATATGATCCTGGAAAAGAATATTCTCCGCAATATAATCCTCTTGCATCTGATTCTCCACCAAATTTTTTACCAGGTCAACTTGACCCTAATTCCCCACTATACCAGCCGAATACCCCGCCATATAGCAGCAATTTAGAACAACCACAGCGCACAACTCCAGTTCTATATTCCCCTCATAGTCCAACAGATAGTCCACCAAGTGATTTGCCAGAGTGGCAACGAATACCACCACCAAATCAATCGCAATCTGTAGTGCAAATATCCGGTCCGGTTCAAGTTAATCCTCTTTCATCCGGAGTTCAAATTTCAGGTCCAGTACAAATACAAACGCTTCCTTCAAACATAATTGATTTTGGTAATCCAGAATTAAATCGTTTTTATGAATCATTACCTCAAAATATTAAACGACAGATATCAGGTTTACCAATAAGAGATCAACGAATGGTTTTACTTAAAGTAAAACAAAAACAAGAAGAGAAGGAATTGGAAGAATTACTACAAAAACAAACTGTTGCGCCAACTCAAAGACCTACAGCAATTTTACAAATAGATGAAACGTCTGAAGAAGAAGGAAAAGAAGAAAAAGATGAAGAAGACGAAACAAAAGAAAATCCTTCTGGTGGATCAATTAAAAAAGTAAGATTTTAAATTTTCAATTGTATATAATTAGCGGGGAACCCAGGTTCCCCCGCTCTTCAGAATCCCGCGTTGCGGGATTCTTTACCCCTCCTGCCCGAAGGGCAGGATAAATCCTTATCATATTTCATAACATGTTATTTTTATGAAAAATCCATAAATTTATCCTGGGTTCCCGGTGGATAATACTATATATAATAAAATTGAACTCAAAATATATAATAAAGATAAATTATATATTTATAGAATAACATGGCAACCGCTCAAAACTCAAGCAGTATTATTTCAAATATTTACAAGTCAAGAAAAACTCTTTTGGAATTGACAGAAATCCAAGACTATAACACAGAATCATATAAAAATTTCAGCATCAATGAAGTAAATTCAATGTATCAAAATAAACAATTAGATATGCTTCTTGAAAAGATTACACCAGATGTTACGTCAACAACAGCAAATAAAATTTACATTCGTTATTATTTAGGCAAGACTATTGGTAGACAAAACATTCAAGAAATGATTGATGATCTATATAATATTGAAGAGGTTTTAACCAAAAATGATATTTTATTTATAGTGATCAAAAACAATATTAATGATACTATTAGAAGTGTATTGACTCACATTTGGGAGACAGAAGGAATTTATGTCATTGTTCAAAGTATAAAAAATTTACAATTTAATATTTTGCAGCATGAATTAGTTCCGCCACATCGTATCATGAATGACACCGAAGTAAACGCTATTAAAACGCGATTTAATATTATGTCAGACGAACAATTTCCAGAAATATCAAGATTTGATCCAGTTGCACAAGCTACATTTATGAAGCCCGGTCAAGTTTGTGAAATTATACGCCCAAGTAAAACAACAATTAATAGCTATTATTATAGAATCTGTGTATAAATAATCGCAACATAGTATAACGATAAATGTTGACTGATCCAAATATGAATGTTGCAATCCAAAATTTTAACAACAAGAAAGATAAATATCCAGAGTTTCAAAGACAAATAAACTCTCTTAAACAGACGTTTCCATTTGTTTTAGAAGATTTTAAAACATCATATATTTCTTATCAATCTAACCCAACGACATCAACAAACTATAATGAAAAAACTCAAAAAATTAAGGATATTTTTTCTCAAATTTTTATTATTGATAATAATATACAAAAAGAGGAAGAAAGCATAAATAAAGTTATTTCGCAATTAAATGCATCTATGAAAACGTATAAATCTTCTAATTCTGATTTAGAAAAAAAATATCAAGATGTATCTGAAATTATTCATGGGTCCAATATAATGATTTCAGACTACGATAAAATGTATTATGATGATTTTTTAAATAATTTTATTATGATTATAGGATGTATTGTTGTGTTTTTTATTATTTTACGTATATTATTCCCTGTTATAACAAAAAAAAATATAAGCGGTGTTAAAACAAATACTATTTATAAATATCCGTATGGATTTAAAAGTTTGTTTTCAAATTTATATCCGTCTTATCGCTCGTATCCTTCTTATCGCTCGTATCCTTCTTATCGCTCGTATCCTTCATATCCCTCTTATCCCTCTTATTTGAAGCGTTATATCTAAC